CGTCGACGTTGGGCTCGGCGGGCTCCGAATAGATCACCGAGATCATGAACTCCACGCTTCCGTAGCTCACTTGGTCCGGCGCGAGCGCGGCCAGCGACTGTCGCAGCTGCGTGATAGAGCCCTTCCAACCCGTGAGCTTGACGGACTCGGTGCTGTACTTACCAGAGGAACGGCCGCGCGGGGCGTGGTGCCGGCCCATGCCGTACGCCTTCACGCGCTCACGCTTGTCCGCAAAGCTGATTGCAGTGAACCCCGTGTATGTGTCACCGGCCACTGTGAGGCGAATGGATCCCCACGAGAGCTGTACACCGTTGACGCGAATAGGATCAGGCATGATCTAAACCTCCGTTTCCCGCGCGCTCACGCGGCCGTGGTGAATAGTGCCGGGTTATAGAAGCCGAGCTGGATGTTGATGAACTCGGGATACGCCAGCGGAATCACGCGCGCGGTACCCGTGAGCGTCTTGGTCGCGAGCAAGTTGTCGGTGCGAGACAAAATGAACTGCACGCCGCTCGCCTTCGGCTTCGCCAACAGCGCATCGCGCATGGTCTGTGTGGCCCCACCCTCGATCTCGAGCGCGTCCGCTTCGAGGATGAAGCCGGTGTTCGGGTCCACACGGATCGGCCGGTTCAACCGCCGAACGAAGTACGAACGGAGCACGAGCGCCGCCAGGTTCAGCACGCGCCGGTTCGGGATGATTTGAAAGTCCGAGCCGTCCGTGGACATGATGCGCGGCCGCGTGATGTACACGCCCGGGTATCCATCCCACGTGCGCAGCGTGACGAACCGCGCATCGTCGAGCCCCGGGTTCACGGCTTCGTCGTGCTCGAGCACGTTGCCGTTCAGGTCCCGGATGCTGCAGCCCGGCAGCGAGCCGAGGTTCACGTCGGCAGTGTCGATCTCCTCGGTTACGTCACCTTGCACAGCCGCCACCGAGAACATGATCGGTCGGCGGTAGTTGCGTCCGCTCACGCCGCTGATCAGCCGGCACGCACCCGCGCACATCGAACCGTGCGTGGTGGACTTGCTCGAAAACGCGCCGCTCATCGCGGCCATATAGGCGGCCTCGGATTCCCCGGCGTTCGGCATGCGCGTGCCACCGATCCACGAGCGGTATTTGCCGGCGGCCGCCAGGCCCGCGATCTTCGTTTCGACGAGATCGAACACCGTGCCGAGGATGTCCCCGACCACCGCGAGTTGTTCCCACTGGATCGCAGTGACACCCAAAGCATCGATCGCAGGCCCGAGCGTGGTGGCGTCCGCCTGCGGCCCCATAGCCGTGGCCTTGTGCAGGTCACCGGCCACCATGGTGCCGGCGGCGATATTGAACGTCACACCCGTGGGCGTGACGATCGCAGTCAGCGTTCCGAGCTGCGCGACGGGAGTGTAACTGTAACCGCCGTCGTACGAGATCTGATAGGTGATGCCGGCCGTGCCGACGGTGCCTCCGGCCACCACCTTGATGACGTACTCGAAGCTATCGAACGGCGTGTTTGCGGTGCTGTCCACCGTCACGATGGCCGTGCCGGGCGTGCCTACCCCCGTCGTCGTCACCGCTCCCACAGAGCCCTCGGTGACCGTGTCCGCGCGCGAGATCACCACCGGATTGCCCGTGCTGTTGATGTAGTGCGCAGCGCCCTCGACCAACGGGCCTTGACCAAAGTTAGCCGTTAGATCGGTCACCCGTGCAAACGTGGCCGGTGTCGCGATGGGGCCTTTCTCGCAAGGCCCGGTGTACGCGATCAGCCGCCCCGCGGACGGAGGTAACACGCCTAGCGCGCCATCAATCTCAGTGATGGTTACTTGCGGTAACGTCATGGTGTTAAATCCTTTAGGGTGTGTCCCCGGGTGCAACGATCACTTGCTCAGTCACGTCTAGTTCAATCACGTCGATCACGGCCTTGGTGTCCGGCGGCGCGAGCCCGGTGCCGCCCTCGGGATACGGCACATCAAGCACGGCCGCTTGCAGCTCCGTCACCACACGCAGCGCCGCCCCGTGGCGGCGTTCCGTGCGCGTGGTGATCCACTCTTCGTAGCGCACGTCGAACACGCCGTGTGCCACGTGATAGACCGCGCGATACCATGCGTCACGCAGGTACCGGACGATGCTGTATTGCTTGAGCTCGTTCTCCGGATCGCTCGGATCCTGCCCGTTGATCGTCACGGTGAAGAGCTCGTTCAGCGTGCCGATGGACCGAGGGTCACCACCGGGGTTCCGAGGTGGCCCCATGGTGCCGATGGCTCCGTTCGGATCCCCGGGTACCCAGGCGATCCGGTTGCCCAACGCGTGTTGCGCGGGAATGCGCCATCCGAACTGATTGGTCACGGGCGTGCCGTCCGCCAGCAAATGCGCGGTGACCTGCTCGTAAAGCCATACCAAGCCGAGCTGGGTGGTCATGGTTGAGTCCCCATGGCCTTGTCGAAGGCGGACTCAATCACCCGGCGCATGGCGTCGAGGATGTTCGGCGGAAGCTTCTCGCCCTTCGTGGGGATCATGGGTCGCGCCGTGCCGCCCTTGACCCAGCCGAGATGGTGGCGCGCGTGCACGCCGTAGACCTGAACGAAGATCTGCTTACCGATCCCGCGCACGATGAGCGCGTCGCGCGCGTGCACTAGCACCGGTCGCGTCCCGCGCTTGCGAGGCGCCCACGGTGTACCGTCCGGCGTCTCACTTGCAGCGAGCGTCCGGTTCAGCTCGATGCGCACGGCAGTCGCGAGCTCGCCGATGTGCTCGTGAAGAAGCTCATCTGGAAGCGATTCGATCTTGCCGATGATGGTGGTCAGTTGGGGCACGGCTATCTCTCGAGCGTCACCGACGCCACCCTCGACCGTTGATGTCCTGCTGGCGCCCGGCGGTGACCTGCACGCGCTTCCAGACAAACGGGCTGTTCTCGGTATAGGTCTTCGGGTACTGCTTCGAGATGCCGGTCGCGTCTGTGTTCTCCCGAAGCGGCAGCTCAAACAGACCGTCGCGACTGTTGGCCGCCTCCTTGAGTTCAACGATCGCAGTGTCGTATTGCGACCGGAAGATCTCCATCTCCTGATCCGTCGCCGCAACACCCCGACGCAACCATACATCGAGCGACGTGAGCGCTGTGAGCCACCGCCTCACGGCGATCGGATACGGTGAGGAGAAGGGCACGACGTATCGCTTGCCGAGCAACGCGTCCACGTACGCGCTGTGGTCGGAAAGATTGGCGTCGATGAACCCAGGCGAACGCGCTTCGACTTCATCCACGAAGTCGCCCGGCAGGCGCGTCCGCTCTCGGAACTCGGATACTGTCATGTATTGAGGCATTGCCGCTGTGCCCTTCCAGTTGCGCTCAGGTCGGCGAGAACTTGTGCAGCAGATACGGATGCATGGGCATCAGGTTCTGACGGCCGCTGTAAACCCATTCCCATTGATTGATGCGCGCAAGCTCCGCTGAGCTCCCCATGCTGTTCTCGAAGAGCCGGAAGGGCTCGCGATTCGACAGCACGAACGGCGCATGCGGCCCGGCGTACTCACAGACCATGTAGTAAGCGGTATCGCTGCCGCCGAAGTCCACGCCGAGCTCGACGGCCTCCATCGGTCTACCAAGGCCGAGCGCGCTCGACAGCATCGCGATGTCCTGCGTGCCGCCGCCAGAGCCCGCCGAAGCGCCCGGGGCATACTGCGCTTGAACCACCTGCACGAGCCGCGGATAGAGCGGCGCCGGCGCAAGGATGGCCTTGATGCGCAGATTGCGTGGCTTGCCCGACGGGTCCTTGAGCACCTTGATCTTCTGCCGAGCGGCAGAGAGATTCTTGATCGCAACGTCGAGTGACACTCCTTGGGAGATGTCGTAGCCAGTGCCCACCCACAGGTTCCCAAAGCTCCCGGCCACGGTGTCGTTGCCGTTCGTAAAGTGATCGGTCGCGAAGTAGGCCTTCTTATCGTACGCCGTCGTGCTCGATGCGATGATCGCGTTCGCGAGCAAACGCTGCGGATTGTAGATACCGTCGTATGTGATATCGCGGACCCAATCGACTGCGGCCTGAATCCGGTTCGAGTCGAGATCGGTGAGCTCGCCATCCGTGAGCGCGAAGCCCTCGCGGAAGTAGTAATGCGTCACCGAGTTCTGCAGGTACTGTCGCGAGTCGAAGGCGACGCTCTGACCCTTCACACCCGCGTTCGTCAGCTTCGCGGCTTGAAGCGCGAACGTGTAGATTTCAGTCTCGTTCTGACCGAACTCCTCTTGCGCGACGTCACGCCACCACATATCGGCGCGATTTTGGTTGAGTACGTCGGTCGCAATATTCAGGATGCGATCGCGAACTGTCGAGACGATTTGTGGGGAGACAAACATGGTCGCTATCTCTTTCTAGAAGGAGTCTTATTCGACGACGCTCGCGAGGCTGAAACCTGCCCCGACTGCGATTGTGGCCAACGTGGTCGTGCGATTCACCGTGATGCCGAGCGGGACTGTGCTCGTGGCAAGGGCCTGCACCGTCTGCGCGTCCTTGACGTACGCCTTGACGAACGCGAACGCGATGTTGCTCGTGGCGTCGTTAAGGAACGTGTAGAGCCACGTCGGCGCAAACAGCTCGACCTCAATGAGCTTGACGCCATCACCGACGTAGTTGCGCGCCGCGAACCCGACGGGGATCATGGTTGCCGTAGCGGTCGCTGCAGCCACAATCATCCCAGTCGCCGGGTCGCCACAGACCAGGTCGCCCTGCGTCACAGTGACAGCGTTGGTGAGTACCGCTTGCACCGTCTTCGCAACGGTTGGATTAGGAATGCTGAAGATCGTCATGATGCGTTTTAACTTTCCCTAACCGGAAGCGGTCAGTGTTTGGGGAGCTCCGCGCCGAGTCCGTATTTCGCCGGGTCGTAGTCGTCCGGAACGTCGCAGTAGAGAACGCCTCCGATGGTGCGCGCCGAAGTCTTCTTGACCGCTCCGTGTCGCGTCTGCCGCTCGATCTTCTCGAGGATGCGCGGGTCGATCCCGCGCTCGGCAGCCTTGCGCTTCTCTTCTGCCGATGCCGGGGCAGCCGTGCCTTGCGGCGTGCTCAGCGTCGTCACGACCGGCAGACGGCCCGGCTTGGGCAAGGCAGCGATGATGGCCTTCACGTCAGCGAGAGGCTTGTCGCTCAGCGCAGCGCGCAGTGCCTTCGGCTGTCCCTTCAAGAGCGCGTCGATTTGGGTGCGCTCAGAACGGCGCTCGAGGTCAGCAATCCGGCGCGTCGCGGCGGCAAGTTCGGCAGCTAGACCGCCCGCCGTGGAAGCCGACACGGTACCAGCGGCTGAGGTTGCGCCCGGAGGCGGCACGTCCTTCTCTTTGTCCTTGTCGTCTTCTTCGTCCGCCTCGGCGTCCGGCTTCTCCTCATCGCCTTCGCCTTCGGCCGGGGCTTCATCGCCGTCAGGCTCGTCGTCTCCAGCGGTCATCGCTGCGAGCATCTTGAGCGCTCCCGCCTGTTCCTTGGGGTCGTCACTCTTTGCCGCGGCCTGCAGCGCCGCAACGATTTCATCCATCTTCATGGCCGAAACTCCTGGGTTGAAGGTTGCTAGCGACGCGACCAGGGCGTCCAAACTCATGAGGCGGTCTGCGAGCCGTGCTTGAACGGCTGCGGGTCCGGTGAACTCGCCGGCCTCGTATCCGGAGACGACTTCGATCGGAAGTCCACGTCGCTCGGCGACATAGGCGATGAACGGTGCAGCAAGCTGATTCACGAGCGCCTGCGTGTCGGCGAGCTCGGCCTCAGACATCTCGAGCTCGGGTCGGCCGTAGGACTTCTTCGACCCGGACGCGATGTACGTGACACTCACGCCACGTGCAGACAAAGCGAGGCTCGCGTCCTCACGTGCCTTGATGACGCCGATGCTCCCGACCACCGAGCTCGAGCCCAGCACCACTTGGTCCGTCGCACACGCAAGCGCGTACGCCGCCGAGCACCCATCACCATCAATGAACGCATAGAGCGGCTTGCCCGCCCGGTCTGCGTCAGCTCGGATCGCCTTCGCCGTATCGAGACTCCCGTATAGGCAGCCTCCGGGCGAGTTGATGCGCAGCACGACCGCGCGTGCAGTCGACTCGAGGGCGATGCGTGTGCGCTCGCGAATCGCGTCGTAGTCATCGTAGAAAGGATCGCGACCTTGCACGAGAGGTCCCGTCACGCTCACGACTTGAACCGCGCCGTCTGCGTGCTCCGTGTTGGCCCGGGAGACGGCGCTCGCCATGAACAGCTCGAACATCGCCGATGGTCGAATGGCGAGTGGCCCGGGTCGTGAGAATCGGATCGCATCGGTCATGCTGCTGACTCCTGCGTTTCGACTGCGCGCAGGCCCACACTTTGCGTTGCCTCGCTGGCCTGCTCGTCGACCTCACCGTCGCCGTTTCCATCGCCACGGACCGGGATGTTGTACTTCGTGCACAACGCAGCGATGTCGAGCTGCTGCGTCGCACCTGCAGCGGCGAAGGCCGCCGTGAGACCCGTGATCGCCGATGCGACCTGCACGAGCGTCTGCGCCTCGTTGCTCAGCTCGGCCGGCGGCGTCGTCACGTACTCGCGCGTGACAGCGCGATCGCCGAAGCCCATCGCTTCGAGGATGAGCGGCAGGATCTGAAAGTTCTCGACGTGCGAGAGGCCGTTGGCATCCGCTTGAATCAGGTCGCCACGAATCGCCCGGTAGAGACTCGCGTTCTGAAACCCTGACCCGCCGTCCGCGACGACCGTGTTGCCCGAGATGAGATAGATGATCTGCTCGGCCTGCTGGTCGATCGTGCGGGTGAAGCTCTCGTAGCCGATGCCGTTGCTCTGCAGCAGCTCGACCTCTGCGCCGGTCTTTGCGAGGAAGGTCGAGTTCAGACCCCAGCCCTGAATCTGCGTCAGGAACTCATCGTCCATGCCGCCGTCCCAGCCGAGTGGCGTGGTGACAAATGTGGCCGGGTTTGCAAGCCGCGACTCCCACGCTGACCGGTACATGAGCGCGTGCAGCGAAACGATGTACGCCTGCAGCAACGCCTTCCAAATACCCCGGCGCCACGGCGTGGTGCGACCAGCGGTGTAGAGCACGAACGCCGACTCTCGATCGTCGGGCCACACACCAGGATCGATGTTCACCGGCCCAGCGACCGAGTTGTAGATCCAAGTGTTGGTATCGACCCGGTATTGCAGACCTGCCGGGTCGAGCTGACGAAACATCGGCAAGCCTGACGTCGTGGGCATCACCTCGCCGACTGCGACCCCGAGTTTGATCGCGTCCTCGGAGAATCGCGACCGCTCGAGCGGCGGTACCAGATAGTCATACAGGGAGTTAGGGTCGTCCGGCCCAGCGCCCGCGATGACTCCCTGCTTCAGGATCGCGATCGCCTCCGGGTCGCCCGCCCACTTCACTGGCAAGCGTGTAAGACCCGCCGTGCGCGTGGCCATCAATCCCTGAATCACCGGGTGCTGATCGCACGACTGTAAGAGCTGCGCCGCGGCTCTTAGCTGACCGATGTCGGCCGCTTCGACGGCCGCGTCGAGGTCATTCAAGTACGGCGTGGTCGGCGAGACGTTCGAACGATAGAGACCGCCGCCGAGCAACATGCGCGTGCGACGTACCTGCGGGTCGTTCAGATCGCGCGCGCCAGTCCGGAACTGCTGACCGAGGTCATAGAGCGGCTTGCTCCGAAACCAGTTCCTGACTGTGTCGAATACGCTCGCCACGATTGTTAGCCGAGCGATTAGCATTTAGTTCGCGTTGTCTGCTATGTATATTTCGCTGACAACGCAGGCGATTATTTTCGGGATATTCCTATGAGTCGAAAGGCCATCTACGATGAACCGGCAGCCAATGAGGGTGTGAGACTGCTTCGAGCTCTACCTCATCGTCTGCTCGATCTAGCCACGCGACTGGACACAACCAAGGCCAGCGCTCACGAATGGCGACAGGGCACCAAGACGCCGCATCGCTCCATGCGTGAACGCATAGCGCGTGCGTACGGGATCCCAGCGGACGCGTGGGATAAGCCACCCGGCACGACACCGCCGACGAGCTCGGCCGACGAGGAAGAGCCCGACTTGCTCGAAGCGGCTTTGCCTTCTGCCCCTGCAGCCGATGCGGACCCAGCATCGATCTCGAACCTCGAGGCCGTGCACCGCTTGCTGCGAGAGATTCGGGCAGCCGCCACCGCGCCCGAGATCACGCCCACGACACGGGAGAAGCTCGCTGCTCGTGAGCTGATGGCGCTGCGTTTTCGTCACGAGTGCGAGATGCGCGATCTGCTGACGCAGGACCGCATCGTCGCGCAACACAAAGAATGGCGCGCTGTGCGTGAACGACTCGCCTTCATCGTCGGCGGCTGCGACCGGTGCGCCCGCCTCGTGACCGAGGCCCTCGTCGAGCTCGAGGTCTAATGGGTCGGCTACGCAAGCTCACCTCCGAGCTCCGTACGTTCGCGGGCGACCTCGCTGCGGCGATCGCCCTCGAGCGACAGAAGGCCAACACCATCACGTGGCCGTCGCCGAAGTGGCGGCATGACCCTGTGAGGTTCGCTCAGGACGTGCTCGGGATTCGCTGCTGGTCACGACAGACCGAGCTCGTCGAGGCGACGCTGACGCACAACCGTGTGACGTGTCGCGCTGGCCGCCGGGTCAGCAAGTCGAACAGCCTCGCGATCCTCGCGCTGTGGAAGTTCTGCTCCTTCGAGCGTGGCGACGTGCTCCTCACGAGCGCGACCAAGGCACAGCTCGATGGTGTCTTGTGGTCGGAGGTCCGACGGCTACACGCGAACAGTGGCCTGTGCGCCGACTGTAACGCCGTCGATCCGAACCAACCGCGGCCGTGTCCACACAGCGCGATCATCGACGGCGTGTGTGGCATGACATCACAATCGGGGCTGAAGGGCTCTGACGCTCGTTACGGTCGGCGCATCTTCGGCAAGACGGCTCGCAAGCTCGAGGGCCTCTTGGGCTTCGGCTCGCCCGAGTGTCTCATCATCGGCGATGAGTGCAGCGGCGTCGAGGACGCCGTGTTCGGCGCACTGACAGGCATGCTCGCCGGCGGCGGCGCCATCGTGCTCTGTGGCAACCCGACCAAGACAAGCGGCTATTTCGCTCGGACCTTCAAGCTAGTCAGCTGGTACGCCATCCACATCGCGAGCACCGAATCGCCGAACTACATCGCCGGGCACGTGGTGATCGCAGGACTCGCCACGCGCGAATGGGTAGACGCCGAGATCGAGGAGCACGGTAAGGACTCCGCCCATGTCGCCGTCCACATCAAGGGCGAGTTCGCGTCAGCGCATCAGCTGCGACCGTTCGGCTCGGATGTGTTCGCACGGGCTACCGGCGTAAACCATCGCATCGAGCCGAAGGGCCTACTGCACATCGCACTCGACCCGGCGCTCGCCGGTGCGCGTGACGGGCGCAACGACGACAGCGTGTTCGCCGTCCGCCGTGGCAAGCGCATCTTCGAGCTCGATGTGTGCCAAGGGCTCGATGAGAACGAACTGCTCGACCGACTGTTAGATCTCCTCGAACGACATGCGTTGCCCGGCGAGCAGCCGGTCGTGAACATCGACCGACTCGGCGTCGCTGGCAAGCTCGTCGGCGACGTCTTCGAGACCTACCGCTTCGCACACCCGACACGCTTTGCGCTGTGGTTCATCCGTGAGTCGGACAACGCAAAGCGCCAAGCCTCGATCTACAACAAGCATCGTGACGAGCTGTACGGAAACCTCGCCGACTACCTGCGTGACGGCGGCGGTCTGCCCGAGGATGCGATGCTCGAAGAGGAGCTCGACGTCATGGAGTTCATGCCCAACGCGAAGGGCCGAAGCGTGCTCACACCGAAGACGCAGATCCGCAAGCTGCTGGGCCGCTCTCCCGACCGTGCAGACGCCACGGCCCTCGTGTGCTGGCAGGCACCTCACACCGCCTGGGAGGACGGTCCCCGTAAGCGCGACGCTCGCGCCGCCACGCCGGCTACAGCGACAGTCCATGCGCCCCTGCACCGGCCGCCGGCGGGCCGGTACGACAAGGGCGGCGCGTTCGATCCGTTCGGGACGATGCGGCGTCGGTGAGCTAGTCGAGCGGGCCACGCCGGCGTCGGGAAGCTGACGGCCGAACAATCGCGGATGCGCGTAACCATTCAGCTTTTCAGAATGCTTCCAAAAAACGCCCTCGGATTTTTTCAAT